GGCTGGTAAGCCCTGCGTAATTTCCTAATTACAAAGGAAATATCCAGCCCCGCGAGGATCGGAAATCCCGATTCTTTATTTCGAAAGAACCGGCCGAAACTCAGGAATGGCTAACCTAGCCATATCCAAGTCCACACATTACGGACCGAGTGTGGGTCGGTGTATTGACCTGGTTCGAGAGCAGCATCTATGACTTTCGTCCAGTGCTGATACTTACCAGCAGCCCCGCCTACGTTATCCCTCTGAAGCTCTTTCCTTAAGAGCTCACCCCAATTTGGGGGTTGCTTGGCTAACGCCTTGCTTGTGAGTGATAATACGCGATGTTCCCATCGTTGTAAGGAAAAGTTCCACTTACGACGATAGAAAACATCATTACTTGCGCTTGGGTGCAACCTGAGTGTCCCAGGAATGGGTAACTCAGACCTAGGAAAAACATATCCAAGTTGATCTTCGATAATCGAGATCAAAGGCTTGGCATCTGCTTCTCCAAACTTCTGTAACAATTCGTTACAGAAGTCCGCGCTAGTGGCAAGACCGGTACCTGACAATGAAAAGAACTTCCGAACTCTTACGGGAGTGACATCACTACCTAAGTAGTAGTCGCCCCCGCAGGATTCTCGAAAGGGTCCTTTCAAATAGGACTTAGATTTATTGACAATTAAGCCAATAGATTCAAGTCCCATCACTATATCATCTGCTAAAACTGACGATACAATGATGTCATCGCCGTACACATAAATATCATCCTTATTACGGGGATGCTTTATGTGACGAACAGCCTCCGCGCAGGCCCAAAAGACCAGCGCTTCAACTGGGAAGCAACAAGAACTGCCCATAGGGGCAAACTTGTTAAGCTTTATCACTTTACCAGATGGCAATATCGTTTCCTCGGAGCGACAAGCTTCGAGGGCTTCGACCCAATTCGGCGGAAAAACATGCCGAATGAGCCGGAGTGAAACACGATCTGAAGCCTCAGATAAATCGAGGGTAGCAAACTTCCCCGAAATGGAGGAAGTCTTAGCCATATCTCGATTAATCTTTTGATCAGTGAAATTAAGCTGACCACGGGTAAAGGGATGGTTCTCAAGAACCTCATATAGCCTCCTCATGATTCCTTGCTGGATATACATTAATTCAGCGGGCTCACAGGAGATTATACGCGGTCCTCGCGAGTCCTTTGGCACGAGACAAACTCGTGCCCTAGGGACAGACTCATTAGACTCCTTTAACATTTGCAGCTCATCAACAAGATGAGACGGCGAATAAAAGAAGTACTCAGGATATGAGTAAACAGCATCAAGCTTCGGAAAATATCGAAGTAGATGCCATTTATCCCAATTAGGGGTACGGCAAGCAGTTGCACCGCTTCCGTGACATGGCCTAATATCAAGTGGATTCGAATTACAAAGAATCCTCCTGATAGTTAGGTTCATGCGCCTCAATATGGATAGCGTAAAAGCGTTGTCCATATCCATGGCGTCGTTGAGAGTTCTATCGTTCTCTTCGAACTTTGATAGAAAATCAGCGACTACCTCATCTGAGTAGTCTACCTCCAGTTTATAGAAAATGTAAGATAGTTGTCTTACACAATCTACGGCTCGAGAGTTCCCATCTAACGCGAACCTGATAGCTTTCCCTAAAAATAGGGGAATGCCATCCCAATCAGTTTTAAAATGATCGGGAGGTGTCCACGCTCCAGTAGCGTGAAAACTGTCAAGTGCTTTACCAAGAGTAGGTAAAGTAGTCGTTAGAAAGGAGAGCCCCTCGTTGCACGCTCGCTTCTCAAAGGTTTCAATATCTTCGAGATCGACGAGTGTCGCATAGCGACGGTTGATCGCTAGGTTCTTCCACAAAAGAAGAAGGCTTTTCAGGCTACCAATTGACATTGGAAAACCTCCGAAGAGCATCCCTAGTGACGTCCGCAGTACATCTTGTTTAACACCTCATAGCGTCGAACAAGTCGCTATAATCGTCCTTTTCGAGGTAACTCGATTCTGAAGTTAGTTAGACTTCAGAGTTAAGGACCTTGGTCACATTCGCATTAGTTCCGCCTTCTACGAGGAAATCAACTAACTGGTTGACAACCTCGAGGCAGATGGCGTTTGTGATTGCAGTGCTCGGGGGGCGAACAATAACCACATATGTGGAAACTGTCGCCGCGACACCGTACGCATCGATTTCAGTTCGATCGATACGGACTAAATGCCGCTGCTCCCCTCCCTTTCCCACCTCATGAGAGATGGTCATCAACTTCTCGGATGGCAGTGTTAAACCTGCCACTGAGAACTGTGATTTGTTAAGATCAGCGGCACGTAGGTCGAACACCGTTAAATTGGTGTCGACGTCCGTAGCGCAGTCTTTAGAAAGGGACAAGGAAGTACCTAGAGACATAGTGATGCTCCTCCCCCAGAGGGGATGTTAGGTGATGCTTAATAGCATCGATTGCCAATATTGCTATTAGCCAGAAGACCTATCACTTGTGTGATAGGACAGTAGCCAAACTAACCAAAAGGGTAGCTTGGTTCAACGTCGGTAGCCTCCAACCCAAACCTTGAAAGGTAAATGGGTCAGGGGCAATGGGCATCCGCTGAAAAAACTTTTCAGTAGTAACCCAGGACGGCCATTGAGTCGAAGTGTAAGCTGGATCATCATTCAGCTGAATTCTCGATTCAATGATGAGTTCCTCTTTATACTGTAGATATGAATCTACGTATGAAATGGGTAACTCCAAAGTATCAATTTTGAAATTTTGAAGCCATCCACCGATGCCAAAGAACCAGTCTAAGACAAAGGTGAAAGGGATCGCATCCCAAATGATCCTTGGATTAAGCTCAAATCCTAGTGAGTCTAAAAGACCTCTAAGGACCTTGGTGAAAGGAGACATAACAGCCAAAGGCTGTGGTCTCCAAACAAGATGAGCTGTAAGGGACCTTTTTACAGTCCCCGTCCAATATACGTGATTCGTAGAATCACCTACATTGAACGTCCCACTTTTGGTTATCGTGTCATTCAAAACAGTCGTTGAACCAGTGAAAATCTTGTTCAAAGACTGCTCGAATGCCTTGACCTTGGATTGCAAGCCAGTTATCGCATCAATAAGACCGGATAGGTCGCCTATAGTCGGCTTCCAGCCGAACTTATAGTTAAGATGCGCTCCTGCTATATTACCCACGATCGAAGTATTGGACTTCCACAGTTTGAACAACGATGTAATATCATCAATATCCAAAAGGAAATTGGGGATACTAACCGTTGTGAGGTCTGGCCGCAGTTTTGCAGCTGCGGCGTTAATATAACCTAGACCTCCGACACCTAAAACGCCAGCTCCGAGGGTTACCCCGAAGGCTGACTTTGCGGTGGCGACTGCTGTGGCAGGATAGCCTAGATATCCATGTCCACCCGAATACTCTGTATATTGAGTAGGGGTGGGATTTGGGAAGTATATCCTTTGACGGGATGTAGCATTCCCTGAATATCTAGTACGTGTCTTGGTCTGTTTACACATATTACTCGCATTAGGCCTTGCCTTATTGCGAACTGTGTAAGCAATCGATTCAGAGCCGGAGTCGACCAATAGTGGTCCACCTCCGAACTCACCTATCTTCACGTTGCTCATGTTATAAATCTCTGACTTGGGCATCGTGACAGTTAGGTTTGGAATCGATCTAGACTTGGTCCGTAAAGGACCCGGCCTCTGTACCATAGACACCTCCAATAACACCTACCTTTTAAGGAACGTGCGTAACCCGTGAGGGAAACGCGATAGGGAACCCACCCGTAAGGGTGGGTT